GGATTTACCTCTCCGATCAGGGTACTTTGAAGAAATAGGATATTTATCACTTGTCCGCTGCGATACGATGACGGAATCATGGTTCCGACTGAAGTAATATTGGCTGACGTGTCGATGTTTCCGCTGGAGTGAAGAGTTCCGCTGATATCCACTTTACTGCCGTCGAATGTGAAATTGGGTTGGGCAAATATTAATTCCCGGCTGCCATTGGACGTGACCACCCCATTTGGAGTTGCGCCATTTACATTTGTAACCGGATACTCTGCATGGCTCAACGGTTTCATCCAGAGCGAATAATTGTTATGGTTTTGAGTGACGGCATTGTTTGCTCGGCCGCTCACTTTGCGCATGGATAAAGAAGACATTTATTTTGATTTATGTTTTATGTGGTTATAATATAATATATTATGCTAGAATATTTTAATTCATTGTTAATTGTTGTTAAAATATTTTATTTATTTTTTTATTTTTATAGTTAAACTATTTCATACGCCCCGCCGGCATTGAACCCATATAATTTCCATTTCCAAATGTATTGTTTATTTGGGAGGAACCCTTGCTTTTACCTTTGAATTCTGATACAATTTTCGTTTAATCCGTGTAATGCGAAGATTCGCCCGTTTCTTAAGGCCTCGTTTCCGCGTTAAACGTCTTCCTCCCGAGGAGATATTATTAACATTAACAACATTAGTCTGATCTGATTCTGCTTGATGTTCAGCCATCTCAGCATCACGCGCAGCACCTTGTTGGTCATTAATTGACTTGCCTTCATCCTCTATAGCTTGTACGGATGGCGCCTGGGTCGCATTCTCAATTGCCTTATTTAACGCGGCCTTTGTTTCAGCTTCGGTAGTTTTGCCTTCTTTTTTAGAAAATAGATAAACGTCCGTTAAGAATTTACTTAAAACGGTATCTTCAATTGTTACATATGGTTCAGTTATAATGTACTCTGTAACACCGTCAACTAGTTCAACTATTTTTTTATCTACAGTAGACGGCTGGATCCTGTTACCATTAGCATCCATTTTGGCGCCCGTATCGGCAGAAGCTGCATCAGTAGTTTCGGTAGAAGGACTAGGAGCTGCAGAGTCAGATTTTTTACCAAAACTAAAACTACTAAAAATGGACGACGATTTGGTAGGTTGTGCAGGTGCAGGTGCAGGTGCAGATGCAGGTGCAGGTGCAGGTGCAGCAGGAGCAGTATCGGTATTTTTTTTAAATGGATTAGTAAAAGGCCACCCACCACGTTGTTTAACCAGACCATTTGAAATTTTTTCTATTTCTTCTTGTATTTTTTTATTAAAATCGTCAACCTTTTTAGCCAACTCCTCTTTTATTTTGGCATTTGTTTGTACCAAATTATTACTTTCATATTTTTTACCAAAAACTTTAAAATAATTGCGCATACTATCCTCTAACGCATTTTGTATTTCATCAGGAACGCGAATATCTTTTGACGCGACGTCGTCCGTTTTTCGTTTCAGCTTTTCAAGTATTTCTATATACGGTGTTACTACAGATTCCATTACTTTATCCTTTAAGCCACGAACTTGGGAATATACTGACGTCTCATCACGTAGCTTTTCCGAAACTGTAATAATCATACTGTGAAGTTGTCTCCTGTATGTAGTAACTATATTCCCAGCACCATCCGTGTCCTGGTAACCCAAACATACAAGTTCGCCTTTAGTAAGTCCCGCGGATCCTCTCGTACAATACGATACATTTACCCTGAGTTTCAATATATTGTGTTATATGTTCTTGCTTTACAGTGAGCGCCGTTATTGACACGTTGTCACCTTTAAGACCTTTTGTAATATACCCCATCTGTAGGACATTCAAAACAAGATTAAACTCGCCTATCGTTGTAGTTAAGTAGATATTCAGTTTTATAACGTCATTATTCAGTTTACTATACCATAGTTGCTCGTCAAATGTCATAATATAAATAAAGCTTCCAATACTTTTACCAGCAGCCCTTAATTTTTCGATCGCCTTGTTAGAAAGTTCTTTTGTCCTGGTCGCGAGTCTTTTATACCATGGGTCATTTGCAGCAATTGCATCATTTCTTCTGTTATCGTCGGCAGCATTATTTGCGGCTTTAGTAATAACTGCTGACATGTCCAAATCTGGAGTTGCATTCGCGTTTATCATGCCTTGTATTCCATTATAGTCATCCGCTTTCAACATTTCATCAAACCGGCTGAACAGAATTTTAAGTTGTTCGACAATTTCGCTAATTGCAATATCAAAGTTGTACGTGTTGCTTATCAGTACAGAGAGACGAATCATTTTTTGGATTCGGTGCAGCAGGATTGTTAGTTCATTCAATGAACGGTTTATTTCATAATACTTATTGTATTTTTCTTTCAGTTTTAGCACTGCATAATACGCAACGCCGCATGCGATTAATGCACCTCCAACCATTAGACCTCCGACACCAGTAGCTGAGACGGCTCCCATAACAAGTGCGGCCAATGCAGGGTTTTGTTGAATTTTACCGACAATTGCCCAACAACAAGACGCGACGCCAACAATAATGGCAGTTTTTGCTGCTGTTTTTTGAGCTTCAGTGCCAACAAATGCAGACATGATCGAAAATTCATTTTTTATACCTTTTTCGGCATCTGCGCGTTTTTGGTTCAACATGGTTCTTGCCTCTTCATCCTTCGAAAATGATAGTTTATTATACCCGCGAATTGTTGAACGAATCATTCTCAGTGGAATCTCGATCACGAATAAAGGAAGCTTTCCAAACCACCAACCAAATGTATCTACCTTACTTTTTGTAATTTTGAAATCATACTCAGAAGCATCAATCGGCTGAGTTGACTGATTTGCAAATTTGTCTTGCACTACATATATGTCTTCAGCCAAGCTTTGTACAAGTAACTTTTTCAGTTTAAGTCTTTCTTCTGGATCATCGGGGATAATATGCGATAACATTTCTGCTACATCTTTCTCTGTGAAGGGCGACGTTTCTTCTAGTCCGTTTTGTTTTTTAAATTCAGCGATGGCTGGAGCAGGTGAAGCTTCCTCAACTTTTTGAATGAATTCATCAATCGTCTTATCAACGACAAATAGTATATTATACAATTCTTCCTTTTTCTTCTGATCACTGGGTTTTGGAAGCATTAAATTAATCGCTTTACTTCCAAGCTGAAGCTCACTGTCGCCAATAAGATTCGCATACAACTTTTCAAACTTGGCATCGTCATATTTTACGTCTTTAATTTCAATGCCTTTCATATTCGGCGAAGCTTCGAATGTTTCTTGCAGCTCATCATCACCTCCACTTTGAAGAAACTTTTTTGTATGCCTTATGTAGCGGGAATTATATTTATATTCATTATTCTTAGACTTAAAATATACCTTTCGAGTCATTCAATTCAAAATATATTATATTATATATTATATACCATAATATTTTTATTGTTTTATTCGTTTTTATTCACCAAAAAACTTAATGTATTATGTTTTAGCTGTAAATAAACCCGTTAATATGTCATAAAGTCCGTCGCCGCCGATTTTAATAGTATTGAGCTGGTCGAGTACATTCAGTCCGACAATCGAACCGGCATAAACTCGAAATGGCTTTCCTAAAACGTTAATAAATCGAATGATTTATTACGATTTTATAGCTTGAAGTTTACAGCTTGAAGTTTACAGCTTGAAGTTTACAGCTTGAAGTTTACAGCGTTAAGTTTACAGCGTCAAGTTTACAGCTTGAGTGGCGTGGGGAATCCAACAAGGTTGGCGCCGATACCGAATCCTGCACCGGTACGGGCAGAAACACCCATGCTGGGAATATATGTGTCGAGAATGCTAAATGTTGCTGCAGCAGTCAATGCGATCAGTGCAACTTCATCAAGATTCAATGACCGTTTGGGAATAGCATATGCTGCGATTGCAACCATAACACCTTCGACCAAATACTTAATGGTGCGTTTGACAAGTTCTCCTAAATCAAAAACGTTGGACATTTTTATATATGTAGTTGTGCGGTTATACTAATTGTAAATATTTTTATAATTATAAAAAAGAAAAAAATATTCATTATACTTTAATTATTTCAATTATTTCGATCTTTCAATTATTTCGTTCTTTCAATTTTGAATACTTACGAAATACGCTTCTTATAATATGTATAATATGTAATGTATTGAAAATACTTAAACCCAATCCCAAATACTTTTAATAATTATATACCATGACACCGCCATCATCATCATCAGGATCAGTTCCTAAAGGAGTTACCCCCAAAACAAGCCCCACTTATGTCGACTTGCTCGAAGAAGATAAACCCATCGCAGGTCAAAAATTCGCGTGCTTGTCATTTGTTTCGCCAGAGGATATTTTAGAACAGAAGAGTCATTTCTTTTTCAAGGAGTTTCTTAAGTCGTGGGAGTTCACTAAATCGGTCGAAAAGTACACCCAATTCCTGAATTTTGTAGCGTTCAAGTATAACATAGAGTTCAATTCCCTCTATGAAGACTTGCAATCATTCATCAAAGAGGAAAAAGCCGATCTCGAATCTACCCGTATTGCTGAAGAATACAAAACGTTTGTAGATAATCACGAGGAACGCCTAGAAGGCGAGTTCAATTCCAAACACGACTTTCAAACCTCCATTCGTGGAATCAAGGTGCGCGGCGTGTATCCCACCCAAAAAGAAGCCGAGCTGAGGTGTAAAATGTTGCGCGAAGTTGATCCCAATCACGACGTTTATGTAGGCCCCGTGGGAATGTGGATGCCGTTCCACCCGGATGCGTACAAGACCGGGCGCGTGGAGTACATGGAAGAGACGCTCAACCAGTTGATGTCTGAAAAGAAAACAAATGAAGAAAAGGCCAAGCTGGAATTCGATAGACGCATCAAAGAGACCAAACAAAAAGCCATGGAAGAGAACAAGCGTAACGCCGAGAAATCCGGAAACAAGTTGACACAGATCATGAACAAGGATGGCGATCTTGTCAACGTCGCTCTCGTGAACGAAGCCGATTTGTATAGCACGTCCGAAGAAGTGAAACGTGAACTGTTTGAAGGCGATAATATTGTCACCTCGACTGGCGGCGATTATGGCGCAACCGAGATTCTAGACCGAATGAAGCGTCGCGACCAATCGACTAATTCGGAGTCTGATGACAAAGTAAAAGAGGACTGATTTAGCCTTTAAATTTTAATGTATTATTATGGTATTATTGTTGTAACCATAATCATAATATCAATTCTCTTTTTTTTTAATTTACCATCCACCCCCCGTTTTATTTTTGCTTACCTTTATTTTGGGTCCCTGGCCTTTCTTTTTGATATTGGCCGGATCGTATACTTCTTCTTCATCATCCGAGTTCATATTCTTTGAAATATCCCAGAACTCTTTTGAGCCCAATTTAAACGGCCCATGGTGTTGCGCCTTGTACCAAAAAATTTGGTCTTGCAGTTTATTTGATTTGACGTTATTGTTGATAACAAGGCATTCGAAATTTTCAGTGCACTGGTCCATAACTTGACAAAACGACTCGAATGTTGGAAACATACCGGCATAATTCTCGTAAATGCGTTTGCGATTGGCAATATACGGCTCGCGCAGAATAAACACGTAATCGATATTGGTACGCAGGTTGGGCGGAATACCGAGCGGATACTGCATCGTAATCACGAGCATTATCTTCCAGTGACGTCCGTTCATGAACAGCAGACGCATCATGATGTCTTTGGTCCATTTATTGTCGTACAAACAGTCATCCAGCACAACAAACGTGCGCGGATCGATGGATGACTTTTTATACGTTTCAATTTCCTTCTTCATTTGTTTTAAAACGGCTTTTTGGCGTTTCAAAATGTTTTCGATAATTGCGGTATTGTATTGATCGTGAATAAACAGTTTGGGTACATGTTCGCCGAAAAAGTTATTTCCCGCCTCCGTTCCCGAAATGACGGTTCCGATCGGAATATCCTGATGATAATACATTAAATCCTGAATCAAAAAACTTTTACCGGTATCTCTTCGTCCGATAAGAACGATAACGGGACCTTTGTTTTCATTCGGTTTGAAACTGATCGACCGCATGTCGAATTTTGAAAGTTCCAAGTTCATGGTTTTTAGTGTTTTGTTTTTACTCTTTAGTTTGTGTTATAAATAAAATAAAATATTTTAAGTATTTATTTTTTTTATTAATATAATAAAACCAAGGAATATAATAAAAACAATGATGAGTAGTTTAAGAAAACGTAATAAGCGCAAAACATTGACTAGTAAAAAACAAAAACATACGCGGAAA